AGTATTCGCGCTGAATGAATGCTGACTCAGGTGTACATCCTTGTTCTTTACAAACTTCTTCAATTACTTTATCTCTATCTGGGATGAATGGGTTGTCTTCGAATGTCCAATGATACAACTTCCATCCTCTTTCCATTGCGTTGTTCCATACTTCTTCTACATAAGTATGAGGAATTCTTGGAGGTGTACCTACCATACATAACAATGATTGTTTACCATAGTCTTTTAATGCTGGGCCAATTACTTCTCGGATTAACTGTCTTATATTTCTCTGGTGGCCGCACTCATCCATAATACAAAGACTAATACGTTCACCACGTAATTTATCTATATCAGCAGCATTGTTGTTACCTAAGATTAACAATTGAGAACCATTTTCAAAATGCATCTCTTGAGACTCAACTGAACCTTTTATACATTTTAATCCAATCTTATTTAATGCTGTTTCCAATGGCTTTCTAATCTGTCTTATAGCTGCTGATGAGTTTCTGTTGATATATACACAATGCGCATCGTGAAGAAGCAAACCTTTTGTAATAAGACGTCCCATCAATTCTGTTTTACCAGAACGTCTACTGTTGATTATTAAAATCTTGTTATCAATGTCGTTATCAAATACAGCTTGCTGTTTGTCGTAGAGTGTTTGTCTGATTAAATACTTCTTGTAATTGATGTCTTTATCTTTCTCTACGTCCAACAATGAGTCAAGGTGTCCGAGGAAGTCTTCTTTGTTGAAAATAAAATTACTGAAAAGTTGTCCGCTTTTCGATTCTGGGTCGGACATAGCTGTTGACATTACTTTATCAACATATTTATGGATCCAAGACTTGCCTTTCTTATCTTCAGAGTTTAATTGATTTCTGATATATGCCATCAATTCTGGCGTAATATATTTGTTTCTATCAGAACGTTCTTTTGTGTTAGCTGGCTGATACAATGCTTTCTTGATTGCTTGATTTGCTGCGTCTTTTGTTGCTTTACTTTCTGGGTTTAAAGCTCTGGAAAGCACAGAAGCCGCGGTTGCTTTTCCCGCGGTTTTGTCTAAGTCTATACTGTTTATTGTTTCACAAATTTGTTCATCTGTCCGTTTCTTCGCCATATTATATTAGAAACGGCTGTAATTAGTACCAAACTCGTTTTCCTTCAACAAGTTTCCAGTGTTTTCCTTTGAAAGCGTCTGATAATATATTCTTAGTTTCTTCTGACATTTTCATTCCTTTACGAGCTTCACCTATTTTCTTTCGTGTTTCCTTAGAAAGATGTTTCCCTTTGTTAGCTTTTGAAAGGCTTCTCTTGCCTTCTTCTGATACTGAATGACCTTTAGCATAACCATTTTCTTTCATATGTAATGATACGTGGTCTTTTCTAGTCATAAATATCAATTCTTCAGCAGGTCTATGCCAATACATACCAAGAGCATTCAATTCTTCTTTTGTAATGTCAACTGGTCTTTTCTCACCATCAGATGTATGTGTCTCTAATCTATGATGACATTGCCAGCCTTTAAAGTTGTCTTTCTTTGCAGCTTCGTAATTTTCAACATTTTCTATGTTATCACAAAAGCGTTCAAAATGTCTCATTTATTTACCCTCCGCTTTCTTACCACAATTTGCCAAAACAGAAGAACCATAAATTGGGCGGCCGTTATATATTGATACAAGAGCTGCCTCGTCTTCATTTTCAATAAGGAAAGTTCCTTGCTTGAACATATTGACATATTTTGAAGTCTTGTCTGTCATAGGTGTATCAGATTTAATTAAATCATTGTTAGCTAAAATTTTATTAACATATTCTGTTGTATTGCCGCAGCCAACATCCAAGATTGTTACTTTTGGGTTTGCTGATAATGCAAACATCGCAAATAAAACTGCTAAAATTGTAATTAACTTCTTCATCATTTTAATCTCCTTACAATTATAATATAAAAGCAAATTAAACAAAGTTCAATTTATCTTTCATTAAATTCTCATATTCTTTATGCCATTGTAACAACTCAACATCAATTTTGTCGAGTGGTGCCCCGCGCTTTTCCTTCATCAGTGCTTTTGCTAACAGTGTTCTCCACTTTGCTGCTTGTTTCTTTGTCAGATTTGTTTTCAATTTTATTCTCCTCATAATTTAACATCATAATAAATGCGTCTCTTTCAGTCATTTGTTTAGCCTCCATCTGTTAATAATATTAACACAAATTAAAATAATTTTACATTTTATTGACAATTTCTTCAACATCTCTGTAACATTCACCGTTCTCCATAAGTCGAATAATTCCATAGCAAAACACTTTATCGCCATTCTTGAGTTTATTCAACTTTGTTAAGAATGTTTTAGCTCTTGCAGCTGCTTTATCATTAGCTGCTCTCTCTGGATCTACTTGGTAATGGATCCAAGGAGTATCATCACTGTCTGTAAAATAAGCAGTAGTAACACCTTTAATTGGATCATATACCTTTGCGCCAAATATCAACTGTTTGGCATATTTTCTCGAAACTTTAACTTCTTCACTTCTCATAATTAAATCTCCTATGTTTTATAATGAGTCTACGCCGAATGCTTCAACCCATTGTTTAATAAATTCATCAGCTAATTCTTCTCTAATACCAGAGATTGGTAAACCAGCTGCTCTTTTACCAATTACGATTGCAACAGCTTCTTGCAATGTAATCTGCTGATCTGAATAAATATCTTCTTCTGTTTTCATTTGTTATCTCCTCTACATTTATTTAGTAATATTAAGCTCTTTTCTATAATTTTGTGCTTTCTGTAAAACTTCATAAATTCTATATTTATGAACATCATCAAAGTACTTCTTAAAAGCTTCATTCAACATTTTCTCAAACTTTTCTTTGTTTTCTTTCTTCATAATTAAAATCTCCCCTCAACATTTGATGCCCAATCCTGCCGCTTCCAAAAGAAGTAATTATCAGCAAGAAGCCAACCAACAATAAACCCAGTTACTGTAATAACTGAACAAGTAATAACTAATGCTACCATTTTAATCTCCTTAATAACTAGTATAAGTGAAATGAAAAGATCTGTGAATTTTAATAAAACGTGTTACCTATGGTTAACAAAATAGAAAGGGTAACCCGCACGCACGAGCTACCCTTAAAATAGAGGTTATTTATATATGGCTATAAAAGCGAGTTGTATAGTAATGTATTTTCGGTACAATCGCCATAATAGGCTACTAGGAACAACTTATGCCTTTATATTTAATTAGTTGATACTTCAAAATATGTAAGGTCCGCCTTTTAATGACGAACCTCTTTTATGAATAACGAATTATTTGTCGGCTCAATCTACTAGCCAACTATGTATTACCAATTTTAACGCCTTGGTAAAGCGCCTCCTTTAGGAGCGGAGGGACTTGAACCCTCATCCACCAATTACTCGAATTATACCGGACTGTTTATAAGACAGCTGAGATACGCTCCTATGTATTTAGTTAATTTTGATTTTCCAAAATGTATTGCTGCAAACTTTCTGCTTTATCTTTGTCAAACCAATAAGTATCTCTCCAAGGCTTTAAGATACCAGCATCAATGCATTTCTTAAATTGTGGCTTGACACCAAATGGGTCCGTTTCACCTACAACGTTTCTAAGGTTCTTATTATAGCGCAAACAAAATGAATAAGCATATTTTAAGCTGTCAATGTATTCATAGAGGCTAGAAGCATTTATCAACTTTTCGGCTACTTTGCTTTCTTGGTTGAAGTATCTCTGTTTTGAAGCAAGTTTCTGTTCTTTTGTCTTTTCCATAATTATTATCTCCTATGTTTAATGCTTCTTCAGCAAGTGTTTCTACATTATCCGCGAATATGTTAACTATTGTTGTATTATTGTTAGTTGATTGATTTATATGTTTGTTTACATATTTGATTACTTTGTTCTGTACTACTTCTTTGATACTGTTTGCTACTACTTCATTGTCTACATACCAGCAATCATACTGTTGCCAAACAGAACATCCTGTTTTAAGAAGTTCAAACAAAACATCCATATAAATACAACTTTCGTGAAAGAATATTTCACTGTCATATTTGAGTTCTCCTACTGTATTTATAATACTGTCTCTGTATGACTTCATAACATAATCAAGGTCTTTCCAATAATCTTTCTTATATTCAGTATGCTTTGAAATCTGTCTTTTGAGATGAGCTGATAATAAAGTTTCTTTATCAAAATATCCATTCATATGGAACTTCTTAAATACTTTACGTGTTTCATCATTCCATTCAAGTTGTTCTGATGGACAAAGTCTGATAAATTCTTTATACATCATTTCATATAAGTCAATGTCATTGTCAAGCCAAATTCCAGTGTTCAAAGCATATGTTAAACGAGGCACTGATGATTTAACATCAAATTCATATTTGAGTCCATATCTTTTGATAACATCTTCTTTATATAAAGTGTTTGGTTCGTCATCAGCTTCTCTTTCTTTCTTTGCTGATACCAAAGAATTTGTTGCTCTAATGCCAATCTTTGTTACAGCTTTATTACCTTTGTTCCAAGTAAATGTTGGTTTGAATGTAATTTGTCTGTCATAATCATCAGAGTAATAAACTTCATTGATTAAGTCAGCCAACTCTTGATAATGTTTCAACTGTGGATAGTTGATATAAAGGCAACCCATTAAGTAGTTCTCAAAGTCAGTCATAGAGTAGTTGTCTGGCTTTAATAAATGAAGCTTTGATGAGAAGCGAACTTCACTTTGTTCAAATGAAGTATTCTCAACCGCGAATATGTTAACTATTGTTGTATTTATTATTTTGTATTTATTTATGTTATTGTCTTTACAATACTGTTTGATTGACTGCTCTGTTTCATAGTTGTATGCATACTGTTTGCATTTGTTATCTTTCTGATAGTATGCATTAAACTGATAGCTTGAATCATATTCTGCCAACAATCCAATTGAGATCATAAACTGAATTGCACGAGAAACATTCATTGAGCTTCCCCAAATTGAAAGAAGCTTCTTGTTTGTTGTTGCTAT